ATTTTTTTAATTCTAATTTCATAATATGGTTATTATATATATACGTTATAGACATTTATTTTTTAGATTTTTTTACGTGTACAGAACTTGTTTCACTCTCATAATCTGAATTATCATCTGAACTATCACTTGTGTCATCACTATCGTATATATTATCATCAGATTTTTCATTATCACTCGTTGGTTCAAAACCATGTTTTATAGGATCATTGATCCTTTTTAACATTGTAGGGTCTATTTTAGAACTATTCTTTATTTTAATCTCTTTCTTTGTATCTTTTTTCATATTATCTTCAAAACCCATATTAAAAATATCCATTATATCTGTGTCATCTCCATTATCTAATATATAATAAAATATAATAGTATTTAATAATAATATCATAAAGAATACTACTAAATTATTCATAGTAAATAAATGAACATTAACATCATATTCATCGTCTGTATTAAGTCTCTTATTTTTTTCAACATATTGAATAATCATAAAGAATACTAATGATAATATAAATGAATAAAGTAAATAATACATAATCTATAATCAATATTTTATTATAAATATAAAAATAATAACGCGATAAACTAAACTTTTATTTTTATACATCTGCCTGTTTTAGGATTTATTATTTTACCATCAGGACATATCCTTATTTTAACAATACTTGGATCCTTAATACATCTTCCCGTTTTAGGATTTATTATTTTACCACTTGGACAATCTATTGTTTTTTTTACAGATTTTCTTTTTATTTCTCTAGGTTCTTTATCTTCTTTATCAAAACAATTATTAATATGATCTATTATTGTTAATTTTTTATTAGTTTCTTTATGAATTTTTTTTATTTTTTTAACAGTTTCTTTTATATCTTTATTAATCTCTTTAATCTCTTTTTTATTTAAATTTTTATTATTAAATAATTCTTCATCCAGATCTATTAATTTATTTTCAAGATCTTCCAATACCTCATTTTTTTTATTCACAGTATCTAATTTAACTATTATATCATTTATAATAGGATAGGCAAATTGACTAACATCATTAGATCTATCAATATAACTTACAAGTCCTGCAGAATTATTTAAAAATTTAATTGCACCATCGTCTGTAAATATACCATCGTCTTTACAATATTTTTTTTTAAATTCATTAAAATCTTCTGGAAATTGCTGTTTCTTTTCTATCATTAAATTAAGTATTTTAATAACACTCATTGTATCTTCTGTTATAGGCGTGGCACTCATTAATAATAATTTTAAAGAATTTTTACCAGATTTATCATATGAATTTTGTATCATAGTTTGTAAAACTTGCGGATCTGGTTTTTCTAAAGTTGACAAAGAATTGCTATATATTTTATGTATCTCATCAATTATTATTAATGTCTTTTTAAAAGGATCTTCTTTACCATTACGTTTTACCATTTCTTCATAATATTTATTTTTTCCTTGTATCATATTTGTAAACTGTTTATAAGATATAGGTTGTATCCAATTTTCTCCTAATAATTTCATTCTTTCTCCACGAGTAGACGGTATTTTTAATCCTTTATTAACTTTTTCTTGAATTATAACATTACATATTTTATCAAACATATTCTTCCATATATCTTCTTTTAATGTATGTCTTGTTACCCATAAAATAGTATAACCCATTTTATCAAATGTAGATGTTGCTGTAGCAATTGCTGTACATGTTTTACCAGAACCAACACTATGATATAATAAAAATCCTTTATATGGTGATTCTGGTGTTAAAAAATCTTTAACAAATTTTTGTGTATTTGTATATTTAATTATAGATGATTCATTATTATTTTCAATACATTTATTTTTAATCTCTAATTTATCCCATATATATGCTTTAAAATGTTTTTTTATATAATTATTTAAATCTATATAATTTAATTTAGTTTTAGGAGGTTCGGCTTTATATTCTAAATCTTTGAACATATTTATAAAATTTACTGCATCTTTATAGTTATTTTTATGTATTGAATATTTTCTTCTATATATTTCTAATGATTTTGATATATCCTTTTCATATATTTTTAAAAATTTAATAGGTTGTTTTAATAGGGTATTAATAGTATTACAAAATTGAGCTTCTTTAGAAATTAAAGAACATAATAGTTCTTTAGAATTTTTATCATTTAATGCTTTAGTTAATTCTGGTTTTTCAATATGAAGTGCTGCAACAATTAATAAACCATTATCTATATTTTCTAAATCACCGGAGCATCCTTTTTTACAATCAATTTTTTTATCATTTGTAAAAATCTTTCCTTTAATAATATTGAAAATAAAATTCTTATCTTTTTTAGTAGATTTATCTGATTTATTTAATATATTAGTCATTTTAATAAATCTATTATTTTTAAAATTATGTATGTTTTCTGTTAATGGAATATCAACAGCACTAGCAATTAATAAATCTTCTATATCTGCTGTAAAATTCAAAGAACTTATATTTATATTGCTATTTTTTAAATATAATTGATGAACACTTTCATCATCATTATACATCATATTATATCTAAAAACATTTAATTCCCAACCTTTAGAAGGTATAAAAGGAAGACCCGCTTGACCACAATATCGTGTTCCTCTTCCAATTACTTGTGTCTGTTCTGATTTTGTTATTAATGGTTCTAATAAATGAATATATTTAACATCAAATACATCTATACCTTCCTTGAAACCACTGTCTAATACTAAAAAACGTATATTTTTGCCAAAAATATTATCGGGGCGTTTATTTAATTCTTGTAAAATATTTTTTTTCAAACCAACTGTTAATGGTTTTTTATAAACTGTTGATGTTGTTAATAAGGCAAATGATTTATCATTTTCTAGATCTTTATTATCTATCATTTTTAAACCATTATTATATACAAGATTAAATCCATCAGCTATCAATACAGATGCTATCATTTTAGCACCATACACGCCTGCAACATCACTATATATAATATGCTTATTTAATGTTCCAGTATCTCTAAGATCTTTTTCATCTAATTCTTTTATTTTTTTAAGCATTACATTCATTTTAGGAGATATTAAAGCTAAATTAGCATTAATAGTATTTTTATTAAAAGATGATGTATCAAATTTATATTCAGCTTTTAATTTAGACCATGTACTTTTGTTTCTAATACATTTAGCCGTTTTATTGGTTATTACCATATCTACATAATATAAATATTTAATAATATTAGATGACAGAAATTGAAGAATTACTATCTTTAGATTGTAAAAATATTAATAAATTTACTTTAGACGGTCTTATAAAAACAGCAAAAGTTGTTAAAGTATATGATGGAGATACTATAACTGTTATATTCAAACATAAAGACGAATATAATAAATGGAACTGTAGAATTTATGGAATTGATACTCCTGAAATAAGAACAAAAAATCCCGAAGAAAAAAGAGCAGCTATTTTAGCAAGAGATTTCCTTAAAGATTTAATATTAGAAAAAATTGTACAAATTGAATGTCTTGGTTTTGATAAATATGGTAGATTATTAACTAATGTTTTTTATGATGATAAAAATGTTATGAAAACTATGATTGAAAATAAATTTGGAAAACTATATTTTGGTGGAACAAAAGAATCTTTTTAATTCATATAATATGCTTTTTTAATTTTATATTTTTCAATTAATTTTCTACATTTTTCACACGGGGGTGATGTTTGAAAATTAAATTCTTCATAACTATCATAGTCATTTAGAATTCTTGATATGTATATATCGCTCTTTGATAGAAGTTTCTTATTACCATTTTTTATAGCATTTATAATTGCGTCATTTTCAGCATGAACATTTTGTAGAATTTTTCTTTCTTTATTAATATAATTGTGAGTTCTGGTATAATAATCAATAGAATGATTGTGTCCAATTCCTATTATTTTATTATTATATACTATTACGGCTCCAAAATTTTTATGCATATTAGATTTTTGTGCATCAATTGAAGCAATATGAAAATAATTAATATGTTTTTTTTTCATAAATCTTTTACATGTATCCTGCAAACAATCTCCAGAACATTTCATAATTAGATTTTTGATTATCTTGATAATATTAATCACTAAAAATGATCAAATTTTTTAATATAATAGAAAAAAATTGATCATTTCTATATAATATTATTATCATTCTCATTATGAATTATATAAAATTATTATGTATTATTGTATTATGTATAATACTATTCAATATAAATAGTATATATTATGATGTATCTAAATATGATGTTAATAAATTTACAAAAAAACAACTAATCCAAAAAAAATGGAGATGTATAGATTATTATTATAATGAACATTATTATACAAAAGGCGATATTGGAAAATATAAATATTTAGAAAGATCATGTAATAAGTATAAATATGATTATATAAATTTTATATTGGAAAGAAGTAATATATTATTCTATAATTTTATTATAAAAATTATAATATATACAATAATAATATATTTCTATTATTCAATAGTATTATGAAAAATTTTAATATTAAAAATATATCAAAATTATTAGAAAATACTCATACATCAAATATCTCCGATAAAGAAGATACCATATCGGGTAATAGTTTTTCAATAAAATCAGAAAAATCAAATGATAATATGTCAATTATTAATAATACAAATATTCCGCAAATACCAAAAAACAATAAAAAACAAGAAAATTATACAATTAATACTTTTTCTAATGAAAATAAAATTCCAATTACTACTCCTATATTAAAATATAATAAACCAGAATTTATCAATACTAGTATGATTAATAAAAAAACATCTATATCTGATAATAATCAATATAAAAACCCTGATTTAAATACTCCAAGTATAACAAATCCGTCATCTCCATTATTAATTAATAATAATTCATTTTCTAGAACTGCTTCAAATGAATATAATTTAAAATATAATGTAGAAGAAGACGATGATGAAGATGATAAGAAAGATCCTCTTATAAGAAAAATTTTTAAATATAAAGAAAAACTTGATAAAAATTTATTTATATTAAGCGTTAAATATGATAGAATATGTTACAAATATAATACAATATCTCTAACTATTATGATTTTATCTACAATATCTACTTTTATTGAAGCAGCGCGATTAACATTAACAGAATATTTAAGAAATAATGAAAATAACCTAATTATTGATACAGATGTTTTTACATTATCTATAAATATTTTAATGCTTGTATTAGGTACAGTTATAACAATTTTAAGTAGTATAGTACGTTTTAAAAATTATAGAGAAATTATGGAAAAACTTAAAAATTATCAAAATATAATAGTAAAATATAAAATTCTTTATGATAAACAAATTGATATTATTAAAATGTTTAAATCCAATAATAGAGAAATAGATGATGAAACATTTAAAGAATTAACAAATAAATTAAAAGAATATAATAAAGAAGTTAATGAAAATGTAAATTTAATAGAAGATATTAGAAACGATGATAAGGTTAAATTACAACAATTTAAACATAGTTTTGATATTAAATTGGAAAAAATGAAACAAAAAAGAAATATAGAGTTATTAAAAAATAAAAATAATGCTGAAATTAAAAAGAACATTTTAAATAATGAAAAAGAACTTGAATTGATAAAACTAAAAGTTTTAAAAAATAAAAATAATTCAAAATATGAAAAATATAATTTATATAATGATACAGATAATGATAGTAAAAAAAATAATAAAAAAGAAGGAACAATTGTTACAATGTCTAATTTTGATATTGTATCTAATGTTTAATAATCTCATTAGTAGATTTATTTAATGAAAATTTTGTATAAACACCTTATTGTAGAAAGTACATAATTTTATATTTTCTAAAATATATATAACTTTCTTAAAAATTTGAAAAATAAAAATTATGTACTCTTCATAAAAAAATAAGACTTAAATAATTTTCCATTTAT